AGAAGCATTGGTAAACTGGACACCCAAAAACACACCGCATGGCGTGGCAGTAGTGGTGCCGGTGTCTTTTTCAATAGTTCCATCAGATACGCGCTTTACCAAATCGCCGTAGAAAATATTAGTGGCGTAGCCGCTTGCAATTTCCATTAGACGAGTTGCTCCTGCGAATACCTGACCACCGATCAAATTGACCGGTTTTAGCCCGTAAGGGGCTGATACAGTCGGATAGGCCATGGTTACTCCTAGTTAATAAAAGAACTACTTATTGCCTTTACCAAAAGATGTCGTTGACTTACGTTCATTAAACAAAGGCATACGAGCATCGTTTTGGCGCATAAATGTATTGTCCACAGCTTCGATATTGTCTTCAGACTGCTTTTGGTAATGCGCATTACGTAACTGCGCTTGCTCCGTAGGCATCTTGCACAACAACAAACCGCCGTGGGCGACTTCACCTTTTTCATTTGGCGGAAGCATGAGTTCCGGATGATCTTCCGCTTTGACCGGCACCCAGCCTTCACGCATACGCATGGAGAACGTCGGTGCAATCTGACCGTTAACATGGGTAGCTACCCATCGGTAAGACCATCCCGGTTCGGGGGTCGGATCAGGCAGTGCTGAAGGTGGTACATAAACAGCACGTGCGGTTTTATCGCGTGAAATGAGATCACGAGGAGTGCGAGTGTCAGCCATCTTAAACCTCCAATTTAGCTACTTCAGCAGCATACTGCTGCGGGGTTAGTCCGTATTTCTTAGCCAAGGCAAGTTGCCGAGTAGAAAGTTGGATTTTCTTTGTTCCAGACGAACGAGACGCTGGAGCAACCACAGCCGCAGGTTTTTTTGGGGCCTCGGATTGAACCTGTGAAGATTCAGGCTTTTTCTCAGCATTCCCGCCAAATAATTCGGGGAACGTCTTTTGCATGCGCCCATCTATTTGGGCGAAGTATTCATCGTCACGAGGGTCTACCCCCGAGTTGACTAGTTTGTGGTGCAGCCCTAGTGCATAGCTGGTGTATTCTTCGAACCCCGGTTGACCGTACCACTGGTTTTTTGCCTGCCAGCGCAGCGTCTTCTCGTCCGGTGCAACTTGTTGGGGTTGAGATGGTTCTCTTTGTACCGTGATTTCTTCTTCTTGTAAAGGGGTCGGTCTAAAGTTTTTTACCTGCGATACTCTAACCTTTGCCTCCATCAAAGCTTCTTGGGCTTCAATAATGGCGTCGGTGTCGTAAGACTCTTGGGCATCTTTAAGTTGACGGCGGGCAGCTTGCAACTGAGATTCAGCCGCATCTGTCGCAGTAGAGATATATACCTCTTGCCCATAATTAACTGTCTGCTTGAGTTTTTTATTCTCTTCAGACAGGTATGTCATGAGCTTGTCCATTTCTTGCTTTTCTCGCAAGAGGGACTCTTTCATTCGGCGCTCGTCGTGACGGGCATGTGTTAGCTCTTTGATACGAGCTTGCACTTTATCCGAATAGTTTTCGATTTCGTCGTCAGTCGGGTCTAACACCTCTTTGTCCAATGGCTTGCGGCCACGGTCTTTTACAGGGGTATCATCAAATATTTCAATTTCGACATCACCTTCGGCATCAGCCTGAATGACTACGGAATCGTCTTCTTCTTGGGCAACGACTTTTCTGTCGTCATCTTCATCCGGAAAATTAAACTTATTTAACATATAACACTCCTATTAAGCACGGGTAATACCGCGTGGATCGTCCACGACCGCATCAATCTGGTCGTCATTTAGCAAACGGAACTCTTTGTTGTAAATCTTGAACCGAGTACCGGAGTAAGTACGCACTAACACGAAGTCGCCTTCTTTACACCAAGGTCCATTGGGGAACTTGGCGGTGTCTTTATACGCATCGGGTCCAACAGCCAGCACAAACAAAATAGTGGTTGAGTGCTCTTCCTGACGCATAACCGACTCCGCTTTTACAAGACTGGAGTTTTCAAACTTGTCTGATACATCGGGAACACCACAAAGAATTTTCCATCCTGTTGGCGTGGGTAACATGCGCCCACGGTCTTCAATAGGGATTTCCTCGGTTGGCTCTTCGACTGGTTGTATTGGCTCCGGCATTTGAATACCCGGAGGTAGCATCAGTTCGCTCATCGTCTTCATCCTCTTTAGTTGCTGCTTCTACAAGGTCAAGTAAGTGTCGCTCCGCGAGGGCAAGACCCTGAATTACCCCGCACAGTTTTTGATAAGCAGCGAAGTCCATGCAAATGCCATTTGCCATGTCGTCCGTGTAGTCGTTCATGTCTTTGCGTATTTTGTCGCGCAATACGCTTGCGAAGCTATCCATCATTTGATTTTTCTCTCCTGTGCTTTAGCCTTGGCAATGTCAATGCCCATACGAGCACCTTCACGTTCTTGTTGTGCCTCAATAGCTTCTTTCTGTTGTTGCATCGTAGTTGCTGCTTTAAAGCCGTCAAGTTCCATACGTGCTTCCAACTCTTGTTTTTTAAGTTCAAGCTCATCCGCTTTAGCTGCGGCGTCTATGGCGACCTTTTTCTCTTTCAGATCAACTTCTTTCTGTTTGATTGCCAGTTCTTGTTGTTGCATCTGAATAACAGGGTCTTGTGCCTGCTCTTGCGCTTGTTTCTGCGCTGTTTGCGCTTGGCTCTCTTGCAGCACTTGTTGTGCCGCTTGTGCCATCATAGAAGACAACGCAACCTCAATCTGTGGTGGCAACTTCTCATCTTCTGGCGGCAATGCAACACCCATCTGCTGTTCAATCTTCTGACGATAAGCGTAGGCTACGTGTTCAGTAATGTGCGCCATCATTGCGGCTTGAATCTGCGGTGCTCTTGGGTTTTGACCGACAAGCTGCTGAATTAACGGATCATTCATTGCCGACATGTGCACCTGAATATGTGATTGATGATCTTGGTAGAAGAACGCTTTGACTGGTTTACCCTTTAACACAGCCATGTTCTCTGCCACCGGATCACGTGGTTTCTGATCGTCTTCCAATGGCACAAGCTTTTCTGCATTCTTAATACCCAGCACAGATAACATCTGACGGTGCAGAAACGGCAGGTCATAAATATCCGGAGCCATCTGCGCCATCTGAATGACTGCTTGATACTGAACAACACGTTGCGACATTGTTGCTGCATTCGGATCACTGACCGGGATCAGGTCTACCTTATCGTAATCCTCACGCTTGGCTTTCTTTGTGCCGTGCTCTGGTGTGTACTCGTAGTCTGCGTCAGTGTAGTCACGAATAATTTCTTTAAGCAACTTAAACTCGCGCTTTAGTGTGTAGTGCACACGCGCTTGTACTGCGGTCATGACTTTAAGCTGACGTTCCAGCAGTGCTAACGTTGTTCCAACAGGTGCTTGCGCGGACATATCGGATACTTTCATATCCGCAGTTGCTGCAAACCTTCTGCCCTCATCAACGATGTTGCCCAGCAAAGCATAAAGAACTTGCGACGGTTCCTTGTAGGGGAGGGGGAGAATACTGTCGCGGATGTTGCCCGATGCTACGTCCACATCACGCCACTCACCCGGAGCAATCGGTGTGTCATCTCCCTTGATCCTGAGTCCTCTGGATTTCAAACCACCCGGCAGATTAGAAAGAGTGCCCGCATCAACCAACTGACGCATCAGGGAAGTCGCGTTCTTGGCAAAGCCACCGATCAGATGAAAAAGACCAAAGCCATACGCCCCAAAGCCGGGGATGTACTGGTAATGCACAAAGTGCTGCCGTTTTAAACGCAGTGGATCTTCGTGTTTCCAGTTTCTACGGATGGCCAAGACCTCATTGGTACCCCTGACCAAAGTAACGACGTATGGCAGCGCAATCTCTGTCGGTTCTTTATCCTCGTCCACATCCGCATGCACATCATCCTCAATATATAAGTCGGCATGGCACTCATACAGTGTGTAGCGGTCGTCGTTTAAGTCCGAAAAGCCTGTCTCTTTATCCTTGGCCTTCTGAATATTGTCTACATGCCGGTCTGGATCGCCCAAGTCAACGTCACGATAAAACCCTGCCTGCTGTAGTTTAACAATCTCGTTCTTGGTTTTGCGCATCACGTGCGTAAACCTATGGCAGGTGTCCATATCTGTTGCACCGTACGGCAGGATGCCGTCTTCTGCTGGCACAAACATCGACACTTGACGGCCAAGACTTGGATCGTAGTAGACTTTCTTGAACGCCGAGCCAGTTGCTGGCAGGCTCCAGAGCATTCTCTCGTGCTCAGGGCGGTACTCCGACATCACTTCGGTCAACTCGAAGTTCATATCTTCTTCCACGCGCTGTGCCGCTTCTTTAATCTCCGGCGTCTCTTTACCAATTATCTTGGTACGCACGGGACCCTGCGCTGGGAATGTCTCGGATATGGTCTCAGACTGAAAGCGTACAACTGCTTCGGAGAGCATCGGGTGGAACACGCCACACGCGCCTGACCATGGTTCTGTTCTTTCTTCTATCTGAAGACCCAAGAGCTTAATGCCTTCGACGTATGCCTTCTCCCACTCCTTGCGGGAGTGTTTGTCGTTCTCAATGTCGCCTGCAAGTTCTTCCGCCAGCGAAGCCAAGGCACCTTCGTCAAGTTCTTCGGCAAGATTACTGTCAAAGTCATCCTCAACCTCGGCTTTAATAACGTCCAACTCAAAGCCCGGACCCTTGATGCTGACCGCTTCAGGGTCAACAATCTCGATCTCCAACGCTGGCTCGGCGTCTTCTGTCTCCAGTTCGTCCAACCCGGCGGGGGCTTGGTTTATTGACTTGTCGATTGGCATGTTCTGTCCTTAGTAATACGCCGCTTTTCGGGCGCGGTGGTATATGGGTTCGTCTTTTTCGTCCGAGTCAAGGGTAATGAATCCCCCCTGCCTAAAGCGCAGCAGTGCTTGCGACGTAGTATCTACGAAGTCATCGTGTTCGCCAACCGGGAAGGCAGCTACTTCTTCGATAACTTCTCTGGCCCACCGGGTGTCGGGTGCCCAGATTCTTCCGCTGGTAAAGAGGTCTGCAACCGCGTTGAGTCGCACGTGTTTGTCGTTGCCTCGGCTGGGGGAAAATTCTTGAACTGGAATACCCATTGCCCGAAGCTCCTGAATAAGCGGGGCACCTGCTGCCTTTTTCTCCACAATGAACGCATCTGGCTCCCACTCCTTGTAGTGCTTAAGCGCTGCTTGTTTCAAATCTGGAAACGCCATTCGTTCCTTGAACGCATCCAACAGAATTACTTGCGGGCTGTCGTTTTCCTCTTCGTTGTAGAAAACTCCCCATGTTGTACAGGCGGAATAGTCCGAGTTGTTCTTGGTCTCAAACGCCGTATCCCAAGACTGAATGATGTACTCGCACCGTGGGGGGTCGTCGTGGTCCCATATGCGCCAGTGTTTGCGCGAAATGATGGCGGAGTTCTCGGAGGTGGGGTTCTGCATGTACTGGGCGTTCCAGTACCGGGGGTCGAGCGATGCTTTGGCTTTTTTTAATTGCTCCAGCGGCCACTGTTCTGGCCACAGGCTTTTCTCTTTGTCGGTGTTCTCGTGCAGGATGGCCGGAAGCTCTACGATCTCCCACGGCTCGGCTTCGGGGTTTCTTGTTTGGTAGTCTATAAGTCTACCTGTTAGGTCAAGTAGTGACCAGCGAGTCATAATTACAATGATCGCCCCACCCGGCATCAGACGTTGCAGTGGACCTGTTTGGAACCACGACCATGCGGTATCAAAGGCGAGTCGGGAGTTTGCTTTTGCGTCTTGTTCACTGTGGGGGTCATCAATAACAAATAAGTCAGCACCTCGACCAGCCAAAGCACCACCGACACCCGCCGCATAATATTGCCCGCCTGCGCCGGTACTCCACTTGCCTGCTGCTTTCTGGTCTTCTGCAATCCGCGTGTCAGGGTAAAGCTCTTGGTATTCTTCGGACTCAATCAAGTTCCGCACCCGCCGACCATAGTCTTCAGACAGACCCGCCGTGTGGGTGCCCATGATAATCTTCTTATCAGGATACTTGCCTAAAAAATAAGCTGGGAACAAATAGGACGAGAATTCGGACTTACCGTGGCGCGGTGCAATATTAATAATCACCCGCTTTTTCTTGCCGGAGATCACATCCTCAAAAATTTTAGACAACTTCCTGTGGTGGGGGCCGATCTTAAATCCCGGATACACGTGCGTTGCGAACCCCAGCATGGAGTCCCTTCCGATGATTTTACTGGCGCGGGCAGCGCGTTCTTCCAAGTCGGCCAGCAGTTCCGCCTTCTCCTGTGGAGATAGCCTTGGTAGGGCGCGTTGGAGCGCCGCTATTTCTTCAGGACTCAGTGTCGGCTTCATTGTCTACACTTTGACATTCTATTTCTTCGACTTCTCTGACATCCGTGATGTCCACGATCTTGGCGAATTTATTGAGCTTGTCTTTAATCCGGGCTTCCAGTTCAGCGTCTGAGAGTTCGGCCTTCTTTATTTCTATCTTCTCGGTAAATAAGCCAATCTCGGTGACTTTACCCAAAAGGGCAAGCGCCTTTAATCTGACGGATGCCGTTGGGTGTTTGGTTTCTTCCAGCAGTTGGGCAACAGCATAACCGCGAATCTCTTTGGCCTGATTGATGAACTCCCAGTCGTAAGCCGTTAACATACCGACAAGATGCTGTACAGCAGCAGGGGTTTTGATCTCAGCCAAGGCAGCGCGGGAATGTTCGTCCGGCTGGGCGGTGACGATGTTGGTAAAGGCCGTTCTGGCTGCTTGGGACTCCAACTCATTAGCGACCTCGTCGCTTGCCGCGCCCAGACTTTTTAGCCAGTCCGCTGTTTCAACCTGAGCGTCCACCAAATCCGTGGGTTGCATTTTTTCAAACGTGACAAATCCAGCGGAGTCGTCGTCCACATCGGGGGTAAATTCAATTAAATGGTCAAGCATGCGCAGGTCCCTTGCGTACCTCGTTGGCCGGAGTGTATATTGTGTGCTGCAAGTGTGCAAGTGGCAACGCTTTGCATTTGCTTCTCCTGCTCGTAGAGCTCTTTTGCCCCGTACCCC